TCTCCGGGGGTCTTCGCGTTTCAGTGTCGGCTCCATGAACGGACTGGCGAGGGTGTCTATTCTGTCGGGCCCAAAATAATTTTGGGTCGACCCAAAAACGTTTTAGGTCGGGCACCGCCGACTCGAGCGGGCACTGCCCGCGCAGCTCGGGCACTGCCCGCTCGAGTCAGAGGCCCGCGATCAGGGCTGCGCGCTTCTCTCGATACTCGTCCGCTGTCAGCAGCCCGTCCTGATGGGCGTCCTGCAGCTCTCGCAGCCGACTCGCCAGATTGCCCAATCTGGGCGGCGACCCGGCCTTGCGAGCAGTCGGCCTGCCGAAGAGATGATTGGCGAGGCCCAGGACGTCTCCGGTGAAGCCGCGCCAGTCGTTGCCCCGGACGGAGGCTTGGAGCGCAGAGAGATGCGGCAGAAGCTCGCCGAGCGTGGCCTCCCAGGCCTCCCATGTTGCATGGAAGGAGTCGCGGGCCTCCTGCCCGCTCCCGGCGGCGCGGGCCGCATCGTACTTGGCGCGCCGGGCAGGGTCGGAGAGGAAGTCGTAGGCGAGCTTGGCGTAGAGGAAGGCCTCCGCGTCCCCGCCCCGATCGGGGTGCTTCTTCCATGCTGCACGCCAGGCGGCTCTCAGCTCAGCGGCGCCCGCGTTCTTGCGGACGCCGAGGTCAGCGTAGAGGTCTCGATCCATCTCACTCCTCCTTAAATGCAGCGGTGAGCGATACTCTCACCTGCTGGGCGCCTTGCAGCCGCTCCAGGACGTGGGAGAGCGCCAGGTCGGGGCGGGGCAGCTGCACGGAGATGACGATGCGCAGATCGCCATGCTCGCAGGCACAGCGAGGGACCGCCGGGCAGCCGCACCGGACGCCGTAGCCGGTCAGCACGATCTCCTCGCCGTGGACCAGCTCGCCCGCGCCGAAGCGGAGATAGAAGGATCCCCAGGGCGTCGGCACCGGGAGCGGCCCGCCCTGGTAGACCTCGAGGAGCGTCACCGGGACGCGCAGACGCAGGCCGAGGGCGTGCTCGGTGTCGAGCTGCAGATGCGGGTCGGCGGCGACTTTTATTGTCAAGAACAGGTCGCCCGGTGGGAAGCCGGCGGCACCTCGGCCTCGCAGTCGCAGGATCAGGCCATTGAGGGCGGCCTGTGCCGGGATGCGTACGCGACAGCCGCCATGAGTGACGACGCCACCGCGGAGCGCGACGAGAAAGGGGACCTCGAGATCCTCGCTGAGGTCAGCGCCCCGGAGGAGGTCGAGGATATCGTCGGTGGCGATGGACCGGTCGTATGCGCTGCGCCGCTCGGCGTCGATGAGCGTGCTATAGGCGTTGCTCACGTGCTGCCAGCTCGCCAGGTTGCCGCCCTTGTCGGGGTGCTCGGTCTGCGCGCGGGCGAAGTACTGGCGCCTGATCTCCTGTGGCGTCGCCTGGCGCGGTACGCCGAGCGTTACGTAGAGATCGGGCGCTCTCACCAAGGTGAGTATATCGACCCAGCCGGGTTGAAAGTTGTTGATAGTTGTTGAGCCGCCCGCGTCGTTTGGCGTCGTCTGGTATTTGTCGTGGATGACAAGCCCGCGCGAAGCTCAACAACCTCGGCTCGTCCGCGTCGAGCTCCGCGTCGGGAACCGGAGCGGCCCCGCTCACGCGGACGGACGGAGGGGGTATGTCTTCGCCGAGGGAGATGTGGACGAGGAATGGCCGCGCTGGTTCAGCAAGGCGATGCGCCAAAAGTCAGTGCCCCCGCAGCTCGGGCCGTTCTACGTGTACGCCGGGCCTGCGGGTGGCGAGCTCGAGCTGGTATGGACGAACGCTGCGACCTCTATAGAGGAGGTCGCGGCCGCAGACGCGCAGCGGGCCTCCGAGCTGGCGGCCTATGGCAGCGTGGCGAACGTGCTCGCGGCGCGGCGGAGCGAGGTTGAGCGGCTGGAGCAGCGCGCCCTCATGCTGCAGGAGCAGGCCACCAGCACCGAGGGCAGAGTGGCGAGACTCCAGCAGCAGGAGGAGCTGCTCGAGCGCGGCCTGGTCGACGAGCGCAAGCGCGTGGCGGAGGAGAAGGCGGCTCTCACCGCCGATGCGAAGGCGACGCGTGACATGGTGCGGACTGAGAAACAGCAGGCCATCGCCGACCTGTCGGAGACCAAGCGCCTGCTCAGAGAGGACCTGACGACGTCCGTGAAACACCTCACCGGGCTATCAGACGAGCTGATGACCCTTGAGAGGCAGACGGCCGAGAACGCGATGGCGCGCCGGTCGCTCGGGCATACCAACCTGCACCAGTCCCTGGAGCTCCTCGATGCTGTGGAGGATGCCCATCGTCTGTCACTCGGGGGAACGCCCAAAGAGACCCCAGGCGACCGGATAGCCAATGCTCTGGCGACATCCATCGAAACGGGGAAGATCGTCAACATCATCCAGGAGGTGGGGAAGGCGTTTCGAGGGAAGAAGAAGGACGACGACGACGACGACGACGACGAGGACTAGGGCGGGGGCGGAAGCGGCCGCAGGCGCCGGTTCGGCTCCGCCTTCAGGCAGCGATCGATGTATGCGAGCACGTCGGACAGCTTGTACCGAATCCGCCCATTCATTCGATACCAGGGAGGCCCTGGGTCGCCCTTCCAGCTCTTGAGCCGCCGGAGGCGGAGTGTCTGCTCCTGGATCCCGAGCATCGGAGCAGTCGCCTTCGCTGTGAGCCACTCGACGTCGTCCGCCATAGCGCCGAATTATCGCCGCGTCTCAACGGCAGTCAACAACATTCAACGCTCCTACACCTTTGCGCCGTAGGCAGGGCCGGGGATGCTGATCGGCAGAGGACCCCGCATGGCAAAGTCTGAAACCGACGTCGAAGAGGCTGCGCGCGAAGGCGCCAAAGAGGGGGCGAAGCTCGCCCGCGAGAAGGCCTCGGTCAAGGAGCTGACGCTCAAGGAGAAGGCGGCGGCGAAGGCTGCTCGCGTCTACAAGCGGGCGGCTGAAGAGGCGATGAGCGGCCCGAACCTCACGCAGATCGCCATCGGGGGCGCGCTCGGCATGGCCGGCTCCGCGATCGGCTTCAAGGTCAATCAGTTCCTTCGCGCCAAGACGGCGGAGTGGGGCTGGGTCAACGAGGAGGGCGAGCGCAGCATCGGCAGCGTCCTGCTCGCCGACGTGGCCCCGCCGGTGCTCGGCCTCGGGCTTACGATCCTCGGCGCGTTCATCAAGAACGGCGCACTGTCGGCGGCCGTAATGGGCTTCGGCATGGGCCTGGCCGGCGGGTCCGTCACCAGCACCGCGTTCGGGCCCGACTGATGTTCGCCCTGCCCGCAACGGTCATCGGGCATGTGGGCGGCCAGGCGGTCGTCCGTGTGCAGCGCGCTCTCTTCGAGGTCGCCGATAACGGCGATCTGAGGGACGGCGCGTCGGTGACGTTGCTCGGCTACGACGGCGGGGACCGCCCCGCTGCCGCCCTCGATCTCGGCCGTTTCGCGGTCAAGGCTCATGGAGCGTCCGCGCTGCTCACGAGCGAGACCCGACAAATCCCGCTGACGCTCGACTCGCTCGACTCGGCGCAATCCCTTCCCCCCGTCCTGCGCCTCTGGGTCACCAAGGGCGAGGCACTGGCCGACCCAAAAGTGTTTGTGGTCGGAACTCGCGCACCCCGGGTCAGCCCGGCGGATGTCCACCTGCATTTCGTGCTCGGCCAAGGCCAACCGGAGAACTCCTCACCATGAACGCACCAGCCATCATCCAGCCCGGCGCCGAGGCACTCAAGGCGCTCTTCCTCGACGCCCTCGCGGCCAACAGCGCCACCATCGACGCCAAGATCAACCGCCTCTGCAGCCTGGTCGAGAAGTTCGCCACCGCGTCCGGCGAGCACACGGCGTGCCCGGCCGGCGGGTGCAACAGCGAAGGCAAGCCCCCCTGCAAGGACTGCGCATCGAAGCCGACGCCAGTCCTCGGCGGCGTCCTCGGCGACGCCTGGACCGGGCTGGTCACCGCGATGCAGGCGCGTGGCTGCGGCACCATGTGCCGGCCGCTCAACCCCTGCTTCCTCTGGGCGCTGCAGGTCATGTTGACCCGCGTGTCGCTGCGCCGGCTGTACTGGATGCTCGAGCGCGACGACGAGTCCGCGGAGCTCACCGTCAACGCCGGCAACGCCATCGATTACATCAACATCCTCACCACGGCGATGGTGAGCAATCGGCGCGCCCTGCTGGCGATGTCGCCCTCACAGATGCTGCCGCTCGTGCCCGCGGTGAGCAAGGCGACCGCCGTGTGGACGGGCGACCCCGTGATCACGAACGTGAACCTCACCCTCTACCAGGGGGCGAAGGGGCTGACGAACCTCAGCCCGGCGGATGTGGCGGCACAGCTGGTGCCGCTCGGCAACACCAAGGCGCTGAGCAAATGGTTCTGCACCGCGCCGGACGGCAAGAACGGTAACTGCTTCGTCCGCCCCTTCCCGCCGTTCCTCGGCTGCTCGGGGTCGGTGATCCCGGACACCGAGGCGCTCTACCTCCTGATCGAGACCGGCAACATCGGCACGAGCACGCTGACGGGCCTGACCTTCGAGGTCATCAAGAGCGGCACGAGCGACAGCGTCAAGTACTGCCGTCAGTGCGAGGTCCCCACCGACGCCTACGGCACGCCGATCAACCTCGGCCCCTGGGCCTGATGCCAGGTCCGGGCACTGCCGACTCGGTTGGCAGGCCCGTTCGGAACAGAGTTTGAAGTAAGGAGAGCCCGCCGTGGAAATCATCGCCCGCAACATCGTCCGTACCGCCGACGCCTTCGACGGCACCACGCCCGAGACCGTCACGGGATACAGCACGCCGCCCGGACAAAACATCCTCCGGACCTACAAGTCCGCCGAGGACAGCGTCGGCGCCTTCACCACGCAGGACCTCGGCGCGCCGGACAAGGAGCGGCCGATCGCGCTCTGGTACCGCCTGATCGGCACGCCCAACGCGGTCACCTCCCGGGTCGAGATCCGCAGCGCTTTCGTCGGCGACACCAACGCGGCTTACGGCCCGACGAACATCCTGCTCGAGTCGCACAGCCTCCTCACGACCTGGGTTGGCCCGCTGGTCGTGGGCCCCACGGACCGGGTCTGCCCCGTCCACGAGCAGGTCACGCCCTCGACGATGGAGTTCCGCTCGATGGACCTCCTACGGGCGCTCGAGCTCAATCTGTTCCTCGCTCCGGGGGCGCCGCCGGCCGCGGACGACTGCTGCGTCACCAGCCCGATCACCGTGGTGGCCGATACGACGCTCGATCCGTGGAACAACACGCTGATCGTGTTCATCGCGCCGGCCGCCGCGGGGACGGTCATCACGCTGCCTGTGCTCCTCGATACGGGGCTCGGTCGCAAGGCCGTCCTTGTCTACGAGGGCATCGGCCTGGTGGTGGTCAAGCCGCAGGCCGGCGAGCAGATGAACGGGGACGCCGACGGCTTGATCGAGATCAACGGCAAGCGCGCGGTGATCGTCGAGCGCCGCGAGACCACATGGACCGCGACACAGCCGGTGCTCTCGAACGGCGAGGACATCGAGAATGCGGTCGCCGGGGCCACCGAGGACATCAGCATCGCTGATGGGTCGAAGGTCCCTGTGCGTTTCGAGTTCAACGCCCCGGGCTTCCTGCGCATGCCGCTATTGGCCAGCTCCGGGATCGACCAGGAGTTCCAGCTCGTGCGCGCTGGGGGTGCCGAGCAGGCGATCCTCATTCCACAAGCCGGCGAGCCGCTCAACGGCAAGGCGGATGGCCGCCTTTTCCTCGGCTGGAACGAAAATGCCACGGTGCGCCGCACCCTGACGGGTGGGTGGCTCGCGGTCGGCGACGGTGCGCAGCGACCGTGCCGAACCCTGACCCTCGCGGCGGACGCGACGCTCGCTCTGTGGGGCGCCGGCCGCATCAACGTGCTCTGCACCAAGGCGGCCGCCCAGACCGTCACCATGCCGCTGAACACGGACCCGATCGCCGATGGGGCCGAGGCGAACTTCGGCTGCGCTGGTGCGGGTGGTCTCACCATCAACGGCAACGGCGCCTTGATCCGGTCGGGCACCGGCGCGCCCGCAGCAACAATGGTGCTCGCGCAGCATGAGAACGCCCGGCTGGTCTGGGCGGGCACGCTCTGGATCGCCTTCCTCGGCACCTGATGATCCGCTGCCAGCCGGCGAGGGCACTGCCCCGCCGGCGGGGCAGTGCCCGAGCTTGGGCACTGCCCGAGCTCGGGGCCTTTCACCTGAGGTTTCCCAATGTCGATCGACTCCCTCGAGCTCCGTACCAAGCGCAAGAACACCAGCAAGGGCCTGGTGTGGGGAAGCGTGGCGCTCGCGGGGCTGCTCATCGGCGGCGTCGCGGCGGCAGCGAGCGGCGGCAAGAAGCCGAAGCCGAAACCGAAGCCTGGGAAGAAGGCCGAAGACCTGGCACCCGAGGAGGAGGTCGAGGAGGAGCCCGTCCCCGAAGAGGAGGAGGTCGAGGAGGAAGATGTCGAGGAGGAGCCTGTCCCCGAGGAGGAGGAGGCGCCCGAGGACATCGACCCGAACGCCCTCAAGTTCGACCTCGAGACGAACTGGGGCGGCATCCCGATGGGCCTCCGGGTGTGGTTCGCGCGCTTCGAGCTCGCCTTCAAGATCGATGGCCTCGCGCGCTTCCTCGGCGTCAAGGCGTGGCAGGCCTTCCGAGCCCTCCAGCCTTACGTGACGGTCGAGGCGGCGGCCACGATCGCCGCCAAGAACCCGGAGCTGGCCCGCTTCTTCGTCAACAAGAACGACGGGCCGAGCGCCAAGAAGGACGTCGACGCCGGCATCGCCCAGGGCTGGCCCGTGCCGGTGGACCGCGCCGGCTGGAGCTCGGCCTCGTTCGGCCTCTTCGACATCCTTGGCAGCTCCGCGGTGTGGGCGGGGATCCACACCGACGCGAAGTCGTGGCTGCCGTACGTCAAGGTCCCGAGCGCAGCTGCGGCGATGAAGACCTACGAGGTCCAGGGCGGCGCCGCCGCGTACATCGTGCGGCGCATCCTCTACTCGGACAAATACAAGGTGCTCGACCCCGGGGTGCAGGCCGAGAACGGCGACTCGCTCCAGTCGTGGGGCAACATCGCCAGCGCCTACGCCGCGCCCGACGCCTACGCCGCCGGCACGCAGAGCGCCATGGACCGCAAGACGCGGTTCCTGGCCCGCGCCACCGAGATCGGCATCAACCTCGCCGACGTGGCCTACCCGTGGCCCCCCGGCGTCACCTACAAGGCCCCCGCCTGGACGTTCAAGCAGGGCTATGACCGCCTCGCGGTGTACGCGAAACGGCCCGTGGTCAATGGGTGAGCCATGGACAAGCTCTCCGCTCACATGCTGGCCGCGGGTGTGCTCGCACGGCTGCTCGAGGCGCAGCTCGTCGACTGGCCGACACTGGAGATGGTCGAGATCCTTGGTGAGCACGCCGAGCTCGTCCCCGGCGGGCTGACCGAGGAGGCGGAGGCACAGTTGCGCGGGCTGCTTGAGCACGCGCTCGATCTACTGCTCAAGGTCGCGGACCTGAGGCGGGTGCACTCGTGAGGGCCCAAAACACTTTTGGGTGCAGCGGGGGCTTCCCTGGGCAAGCAGACGCGGGCGTGTCGTGTTATGCGGGTCGAATGACCCGCCGTAATCCCCTCTTCCTTGCCCTCGCCATCACGACACTCCTCGCCGCCTGTGGTGACGAGCCCACTACGCCGGAGGCGCGCCCCGCAGACGGCAGCGTGGGCGTGTGGGGGTCGTGCAGGTGGGACGGCTCGAACATCTACGAGCTCTGCGAGCCCTCGCTGGTCTGCACCGATTACGGCTTCTGCGTCCCGCCCTGTGAGACAGTCGAGGATTGCCACGAGTTCGAGTACGGCGACCGCTGCGAGAGCATGTCGAACCCGACGGCGACCGACGTCTGCACCATCGCCTGCGACGCCGAGACTCCGTGCCCGGAGCTCGACGGCCTCGATCTGAAGTGCGACCTCGGCCTCGAGTGGTGCTACCAATGAGGCTTAACGCCAACGACCCACTCCTCGGCTATGCCCCCGAGAAGTTCGAATCTCCGTTCCCGTCCGACGACGCTCTGCTGGATGCGCGCTTCAACGCGCTGATGAAGGGCGTCGATGCAGCCTCGCCCAATGCCGCCACGCAGGGGACCCGCATCATGGCACAGGCGCAGGCGCAGGCCTGGCGGCTGGCGCTATCCATGTGCAATCGGGCGAAGGTCACCATCGTCGGTGACCTGCCAAGCGCCTGGCTCCCCGAGGTCGCGCGGTTCGAGCCGCTTCGCCCGGGGGTCGAGGCCCTGGCCGGCCTGTGGGCCCAGGTCGCCTTCCCGCAGTCGAGCGACCCCGAGGCGCTCGCCCTGGCGGTGGCCAACGTCGGCCTCGACGTCGCCCTGGACTTCCTGGGGGCCGTGCCGATCGTCGGCGCGCTGATGAAGTGGGTCCTGAACCTCGGGAGCATGCTCGGCAAGCTGTTCGCCTCGCCGGATCCCCAGCCAGTCAAGGAGCTGTTTCTCCCCTGGACTGAATACAAGCTGAGGACCGACGAGGACTTCGTCCAGAAGTTCCTGATCGACAAGTTCTTCGCGAGCGTCGACTGGACCGGCATCTTCATGCCGCCTTATCAGGCGGGCGTGCCCTGGCGCGTAGCGAATGGCGTGCGGGACGGCCGGGAGATGGGCACGATGTGGGCGCCGATCAAGAAGGGCCAGAACGTGCCCGCGTTCAGCAACGAGGGTATCGGCGCGATGCCGGGGACCTTTCGCATGGCCGGGCTCATCCAGAGCCCCAAGCTCCCGCAGGCCGACCCCCGCCTGCTCCGATACTTCGGCGACGGGACCATGCTGCATTGGGGCAAGACCCTGATCGATACCGGCGACTTTTATCCCGCGACCGCCCAGACCTCGACGCTCGCCTGGCAGCAGGCTGAGCGCGTCGGCTCGCCGGACATGTACAAGATCGACTGCGCGAAGGTCGAGAAGGCCTGGACCGAATACTGGGATCAGTTCTTCGACAGCCTCTGGTTCGAGTTCAAGAACGACGAGTGGGTCGGCGAGTTCGCTGCGCCTTACCTCGCGGTCGAGGGTGCCGAGTGGCGGCTCGGGCTGCGCAACCCCAACCGGGCGAACTCGCCGCAGCTGCAGCGGCCGCACCCCGCCCCGCTGATCACGCCCACGATCTTCACCAAGGGCGCGGGCACGACCGCGACCCGCAATAAGTGCCTCTACTGGGAGACCCGCTCGGGCCCGACCGGCGGCCTGCCCAAGGGCCACCAGGGCAATAACGCCGGCGAGGCCGTGCCCTACATCCGCGACAAGAACGGTCACGCGCTCGCCAGCGGCGGGCCGGGCTGGCCGCCGAACAAGAAGATGCCCGCGAGCCTCCGATGCGTCCCGTGGCCGGACGGTGAGGAGCTGCTCGTCAACTACAAGCGGCCGGACGTCGCGATCATCACCCCCGCGGTGAAGCGTCTAGCGGCGCGCCAGAAGTGGTGTTTGAAGCACACCCTCGTCGCCGCCTACGTCCGTTGCGACGGCCCAGACGCCTACGCGGCGTTCAAGGCCGACCCCGAGCTGGCCGCGCTGTGCCGCGATGTGCGGGCCAAGTTGCTCGTCAACGACGCACGCTTCGCCGTCCGCCTCGCCGACGTCGCCGACATTGATCCCGACTTCGAGAAGAAGCTGCGTAAGGCCGGCGTGACCAACGCCCCAAGCCAGATGCAGTTCGCCCTCACGGGTAAGAAGGCCCAGGGCGCCGAGGTCGAGGCCGATCCGGCGTCGCCCGCCATCGGCCCCCAGGGCGGCCTGCCCTTCGAGGAGCCGAAGAAGCGAGGCAGCGGCGGCGGCGGTGGCGGGCTCCTGCTTGGGCTGGCCGGCGCCGGCCTGGCGGTGGGGATCGGGGTCGCAGCGACGAGGGGGACCCGTGTTCGCCGCTGATCCGTCCTTCGCTCCCCCGCCCCGGCGGCCCCGGGTCAAAGCCACCGCGGCGCGTGCCAAGCAGCCAGGAGTCTCCATGTCCAAGCCCACGCTCAATCCTTCCAAGGCCGACCTCGCCCGCGAGGCCACCGCAGCTGCGGCCGTCGTCGCGGCTCCACCCGGCGCGACCTACAAGGGTTGGAAGCGGGGCAAGACGAAGGATGTCGCCTGGCGTACCAACGTCGCCCTCTGGGAGGCCTACGAACTCGTGCCGGCGAAGATCGCCCCGGGCGACCAGGCGACCGCGAACGCCTGGCTGCGCATCGAGGAGCTGGTGACGCAGGGCATGTACACCGGCGAGGGGACGGCGGCCGCGACCTGGGACCCGGACGCGCCGACCTGGCTGCTGCCGACCCCGCCGAGGGCGTGGCCACCCGGCTCGGCGTTCGCCGCAAAGCGCCCGTGGACCGGCAAGCAGACGCGTTACCACACCGGCATCGACCTCGAGGCCGAGGCGGGGACGCCCGTGCTGGCGCCCGAGGCTGGCCGCATCGTCGCCCCGAACTCGGGGTGGGACTACAACGACAAGACCAAGAAGGGGGTCAAGGCGATCATCATGACGACGGTCTCCGGGCGGACCGTCCTGATCGGCGGCATCCGCTTCGGCTCGGCCACCGTCAAGGCTGGCGAGGAGGTCGTGGCCGGGCAGAAGATCGCGGAGATCGGGCGCTACAAGGGCGGCTCCGCCATGGCGCACGTCAACCTCTACGACAAGGAGCTGACCGAGGCGCAGGTCAACGCGCAAAAGCAGTGGAAGGTTGGCGAGGCCAAGCCGCCGAACCTCATCGACCCGTCGAACTACCTCGAGGCGTGCGCCGCGAACCCGAAATACGTGACGATCGCCGCGCTTGGCGAGGGCGACGAGCCCGGCCTGGTCGTCAACGACCTCGAGGGCGGCGAGCAGACCGAGGGCCAGGAGGGCTTCGTGGTCGTCGTCGTGAAGAAGAGCAGCAGCGGCCTGCTGATCGCCGCGGGCCTCGGTCTCGCGCTGGTGGGCATCGGGGCGGCGGTCGCGGCCTCGCAGCGGCCCACCCAAAAGCGTTTTGGGTCGTGGGAGGGCTACTACTGATGGCCTGGACACCACCCGAGACGCTGGCGCCGATCACCGCGCAGGCCTACGCGCTGCTGCGCGTGTACATCGACACCGGGGCAGCCGCTGTCGAGCACTACGCCAAGCGGCGCTCGGAGGGCTGCGAGAGCGAGTGCTGGACGGAGCCGAAACCATCGGTGCAGGTCATGGCGCGCACGCTCTACCAGCACCTGCGGCTCGACGCCGTGGACCGCGGCCCCGCCCAGGCCTACGCGCAGAAGTACTACCCCGACGACCCCAGCCGCTTCCCCGACACGGACGCGTCGATGGTCGGTTGGCCCAGCTTCGTCGACCGGGCGGCGACGATCGCCGCCCTCGATGCCGCGACCTCACCGGAAGTGCTCGCTGAGGTCGGCTCCCTCGACCGCACGCCGCAGGCCGGCGGGGGCCAGCCCGACGGCACCGCCAACGGTGACGATGCCGGGTCCGCGCTGAACTGGTGGGTCATCGCCCTGTCCGGCGGCGGCTTCCTGTCCTGGCTCGGGAAGTCGAAGCTTCTCGCTGCGCTCAGCCCACACAAGAAGATCGTGACCCTCATCCTCGTTGCCGCGACCGCGCTCAAGTGGCTGGGAGCCGCAGGCGCCGTCAGCGAGGTGCTCGTGGGCGCCAAGAAAGTCATCGACGAGGTGGTCATCAAACCCGCGGCGAAGGGTGCGTCGGTGCTCTTCTACGTCCTCGGTGGCGCCGCTGGCCTCGGCGCCGCGGCCCTCATCTATAAGGCCGTCACCCGTCCGAAGCCACGGACCCTCGCAGCAGGCAAGTAAAGGAGTCGTCATGTCACTCGCCGAGATCAAAGCAAAAGCCCGAGCAAAAAAGGCCGCCAAGACCGGCGGCGCGAAGCGAAAGCCAGCGGCGAAGTGTTCGTCACTCGTCCGCAAGCGGGACGGCCTCAACGAGCGCATCAAGGCGATCGAGAAGGCCAACGCCGACGCCATGAAGAAGGAGCAGGACAAGATCGAGGCCCGCCACCAGGCGCAGCACAAGAAGATCGACGGCGAGAAGGCCAAGCAGCTGGAGAAGCTCGCCGCGAAGTTCGGCCAGGCCTGTGTCGCCAAGCCGAGGAAGCCGCGCAGCGACAAGGGCCGCACGAAGGCCGCCCCCGCCACCCCCGGCGAAGCGCCCAAGGCGGCGAGCAGGCCGAGGGCGAAGAAGGCCGCCAAGCGGAAGGCCAAGGCCGAAGCGCCCGCCGCCGAAGGCCCTCCGAGCCCGCTCGGCGAGGCGCGCAAGAACGCCGCCGCGAAACAGAAGCGCCGTGATGAACAACAGGAGCTGCCGTGTCCTGGCGGCTGTTAAGGAGACCCCGTGCTCGAGTGTTTGACCGACCCGCTCCTGGCTGCCACGGACATCGTGGCGGGCGACCCCATCACCGTGATCGGCGGGATCCTGGCGACCGCCCTCACGGCGCTCACCGGCGTTCAGACGGCGCAGATGTCGGGCTTACGTCACGACTTCCAAGCCTATCGAACCGACCAGGATGCGAAGATGCGCAAGCTCGAGGAGGCCCATCGCCTGCTCGGCGAGCAGGTCGAGGACCTGCAGGAGCGCACCCCGATCGAGCCCGTCCGGCGCAAGAACAGCTCGCAGAGCACGACGACGCGCGGCCGTAGGCCAGCGCGGTCGCCCGCGGCCTGATGCCAGGCACGGGCAGTGCCCGGTCCCGGCAGTGCCCGCCCGGGCGTCGGCCTGTCACGGGTTCGCCTGGAAGAATGCCCGCGCGAACCCCTGCGGCGTCTCGGCTCGATGTGCGGCGTTGCTACACCACGTCGTCTTGCGCCGCATCGGGTCGCATCGCTCGCAGAGCGGTCCGCCGCCCAGGGGCGCGACAAAGGGCCCACGCGTCGGGATGACGTAGTCCCCCCAGATCGCCGTCCGCTTCGTCCACGGGTCGCCGAAGCAACGGGTCTCGCATGAACACCACCGGCATCAGGTGCCCTCGACTTTCGGTTTCCGACCGACATGCGGAGGCGGCTCACAGCCGGGCCGGCAGGTCAGGAGGCCGCACCAGCGGCATCGCTCGCCGGTGCAATACTCGCACGGGGTCCGCCGCCCAAAGCAGCAGCTCGGCGCTGAGCCCCTCGGCTGCACCCGCAGCCCGAAGGCTTCTAGGAAGGGGCCCAGCCCGCGCTGCCGTTCCATCAGTTCGCCGCCGCCGCGCAGGAGGCCGCCAACATGGCCCTTGAGACGTTGGCGGAGCAGCGATCGCAGCCAACAATGCCGCCGTCCGCTGTGGTCCGGAAGATCTCCGCCTCCTTGCCGCACGACGGGCACACCTTCCCCCTCTCCTCGAGCGGCCGCGGGTCTGGCTTCACGAGGCACTCGAGCGCGTCGAGGATCTCCACCATGGAGTCGCCGGGCACGGGTACGCCGTCGAGCCAGTGCCGATTGACCGTCTCCTCCCCTCCGAACTTGGCGAGCCCCTGACGCGAGGCCTCGATGCTTTCGAGGATGGCTCTCACGTCCATCCGATTACTACGCATCCGGCTGTTTCCCATGACCTCCTGCTCGACCACGAAGCTGACCTGGTCGGCGATGCGCTGGCCCGGCCCGTAGTTGGTGGTCCCATCGTCGAGCGCACAGTCTCCGCGCCGGGAGTGCAGGCGGCAGAACTCGCGGAAGTCGCCGGCCTCCGCCGGCCGGGACATCGAACAGGTGTCGTCGTAGTGCCGCAGCAGCGGATAGCGGACCACAGCCGGCAGCTTGCAGCCGGGCTGGGCGCAATGCCGCCACTCGGCGCGGGAGCCCCACGGATCGCCCTTGCCGTCCTCCCGCCAGACCGGCTCCCACCCCTCGTCCTCGAACGTCGCGGGCGCGAGGTAGGGCAGCCGGGCCAGGTGCAGGAGCGCGAAGTCCTGGTCGTGGCTCTCGTAGCGGTAGAGCCTTCGCCCCCTGCGGTACAGCTCGATGATGGTGCTGAAGCGCCACTCGTCGCCGCTCAGCCCGCTGGTCTTCCAGCGCTCAACGAGCCGCACCTCGATCCGGTCGAAGCGGACGTCGTCCGGGTGGCGCTGGCGATGGTGTGCGCAGATCTTGTCGTCGATCATGCTCCGTTCTCCCCAGTCGCCGACTCGAGCAGCGCCGCCTGGATGCGCCCGGAGGCCTGCCCCACGAGCGCCGCGGCCTGCTGCGCGTCGCAGCGCGTCTCGCTGCCTTGCTTACGGATCTCCGGGACGTACTGCCCGGCCTCGAAGCGCCCGGCCTCCATGCGGACCTTGAAGGTGCCGTCCTTGAAGTTCTCGATGATCACCGCCTGGTAGGCGACCGGCTTGGACTTCTTCTTGGGTTTGTCGCTGGGCTTGTCGGTCATAGGTCTCTCCTCGCGTTGACGAATTGCGTGTGTTTCTGGATGAAGGTCAGATGCACGGTGCCGATCGGCCCGTTGCGCTGCTTGCCGACGATGAGCTCGGCCTTGCCCTCGACCGCGCGGCGCTGCTCGATCGTCGCGTCGGCCTGCAGGTAGCGCTCCTCGCGGAAGAGGAACATGATCACGTCGGCGTCCTGCTCGATGGCCCCCGACTCGCGGAGGTCGGACAGCTGGGGCCGATGGTCTGGGCGGCTGTCGACGGCGCGGTTCAGCTGCGACAAGGCGAGCACTGGCATCCGCAGCTCTTTGGCCATGGCCTTGAGCCCGCGGCTGATGTCGCTGATCTCCTGCTCGCGGGACTGGTAGCGGTCTTTGCTGCCTCGGGCGAGCTGGAGATAGTCAACGACCACCAGGCCGTGCTCGTCGGGGTGACCACAAAATATTTTGCGGTTCTCCCGGAAGCGCCGCGCCCGCGCCCGCATCTCCAGGACGCTCGGCGCGGCCTCGTCGTCGATCCAAAGCTGGGACTGCGCGATGCGCTCGGCGGCGGCGATCAGGGCCCGTAGGTCGTCCTCGAGCAGCTGGCCGGAGCGCAGCTTGCTGTAGTCCACCTTGGCCTCGGCGCAGAGGAGGCGCTCCATCAGCGCCTGCGCCCCCATCTCCAGCGAGAAGAAGAGCACCGGCTGGCGCACGGGCGAGAGCAGGTCTCGCTCGCGCGGCACGCTGGCATTTTGCGCGAGGTTCAGCACGAACGCTGTCTTACCCATGGAGGGCCGGGCCGCGATGATCACGAGGTCGCCGGGCTGGAGCCCGCCCGTCATCTTGTCGAGGTCGACGAAGTAGGTCTCCACCCCCGTGATCGGGTTGTGCCTCTTCGCCCGCGCCGTGATGTCGTTGAACACCTTGCGCAGCAGCTCCGGCGATCCCTGAGCCTGCGAGCGACGGCCCCGCTCCGCCGCAGCCAGCAGCCGCGCCTCGGCGCGGTCGATCCACTGCGCCGCGTCCTCGAGCGGCTCGGTCGCCTCCTGGGCCACGTCGCGGGCGACCGCCGCCAGGCCGCGGACGACGGCGAGCCGCCGGATCGTGACGGCGTGGTGCTCGAGGTTTCGAGCGCTCGCGTACTTGTCCGTCATGGCACTGATCGCCCCGATCCCGCCGACCAGGCGGGCCTTGTTCAAGGCCTCCAGCTGCGCCTCCACGCTCGCCGGGTCGATGGGGATGCCCCGCGCCACCAGGGCCGCGCAGGCCTCGTACATGGCCTGATTCGGCGGGAGATGGAAGTCAGCGGCCTGGAGGAGGTCGGCGGCCTCGAAGTACGCGGACTCGCCACGCAGCAGGATCGCGGCGATCACCGCGGCCTCGGCCTCGACGTCGTGCGCCTGCGTCATGCGGCTCCCTGCGCGCCGGTGCCCGACCGGCTCTCGGCCCGCTCCTCGAGGTAGAGGGCATAGGCTTGGATTGCGGCCAGTAGCGTCGCTAGATCAGCCTTGTCGAGGTCCTTAGGCACACCCTCGACGCCCTCGGAGACGCCGGTGAGAACCGCACGTAGGTGGTCGTGGGCGACTGGCTCCCTGGGCGGTCGTGCAGCGATGCGAGCCAGCTCGACCTCCACCGCGTCAGCGGTCCGTACAATGGCCGCCGTACTGTTGTCTTTTGGGACCTCGGCGACGATGAACACCTCTTCTCCATCCGTGAGCTGCACCACGCTCGCACGCTCACGCAGGAACGCAGTGCGGCCGTTGGGCAGGGAGAACACCAACACGGTCTCCTCCCGTCCGCTCGTACTCTCAATGCGGCGCCGCCGAACGCCCATGTACCGGCCGTAGTAGACGATGTCGGCGGTCATTGCGTGCCTCCCCTGTGGTCGTCCTGGATCATGGCACTCATTGCGCGGTGGTCCTTTCAAAACGGAATTTGCTCGTGGCCGCATCGGCGGCAGATGTAATCGCGTGTGCTGTAGTAGCAGCCGCTACAGTGACAGCCGATTGTGTCGCAAGACGCGTTCACACCCCATTGGTGCCGGATCCGTCGGCGCCGCTGCGTTGCGCTGGTGGGCCGGTATCGGACTCGTGGATAGTCAAAGAAGCGGTGGAGGTGCCGGGGCGGTACAGCCGCCAGAGTGGCGAGCGCCATGAGGTGGCGCTTGGCGACTCGCCATCTCATTGCGTGCCTCCTAACGGCAGCTGCGTGGTCGTCGTCGTTCTCAGGAGTCGGCCCGCCTCCGCGAGCGGCACGGGCACCGGCGCCACGAGCCGCCGCGACAACTTCGCGGCGTCGCGGTGCACGCTCAGCAGCTCGCGCAGGCGCGGCCGCTCGCTTGCAGCGGCCTCGGCGTCAACCAAGCTCAGGACCCCCTCGAGCGTGCCGTACTTCGTCAGCAGGCTCGCCGCAGTCTTGGGCCCGATGCCGGGGACGCCAGGGATGTTGTCCGTCGTATCGCCGCACAGGGCGAGCCAGTCGAGCATCGCCTGCGGCCCGACGCCGAACCGCAGGGCGACGGCGGCCTCGTCGCTGAACCGCCAGGCGTCTGCACCGCGGGCGTACATCAGGACCCGGGGCTCCTCATCGGTCACGAGGTGCGCCAGATCCTTGTCGTTGCTCACCACGACGACGGGGCGGCCGCCGCCGCGGACCGCCTGCGCGAGGCTGACGATCACGTCATCCGCCTCGTAGGGCGGCACCCGTAGCGTGTCGGCCCCGTAGCGCCTGGGTAGGTCCCTCGCCGCGAGCTGGAGCTGGAAGGCGAGATCCGGCGGGGTCCCGTCGCGGTTGCCCTTGTAGCCTGGCAGCAGCTCCTCCCGGCGCGACGTGCCCGCGTCGAACACCGCCACGATGCCGTGCGGTCGGAAGTCTCGCCGCAGGCGCTCGACGAGCTCGCCCAGGCCACGGGCGGCGTTCACGTTGCGCCCCTGGCTGATGGTCGTCGGGCGCGCGTGGTAGTAGCGGTGCATCAGGTTGTTCGCATCGACGAGGACGCACGCGCCCGCCGGGCATGAGGGCTCAGCCCGCATCACGTGCTCCATCAGAGAGGCCCGCGCCTCGCTTGCCCTTACGCCCCTCATGGTGCGCGGGCAGGAGCGCGGGCAGGGACGGCATGCGATCACGCTGCGCCCTGATGATTCGGGTCTGGTGGATCCGCGTGCCGTCCTGCGTTCCCCACTGCTCCTCTTCATCGGGTCCGTCGCCCAGGCAGTACTCGGACGGTTCAGCGCCGCACTGCAAGCATTGCACGCGCATCCCCTCGGGCACCCCGTCGTCGATCACGAGCTGCTGACGCCTCGCCGGCACTGCCTCGCCGGCGGGCGGCGGCGCCGGATCCTGGCACTGCCCGCTGGAGTCCGACACGTCGAGCCCCAGGCACTCGCGCCACTTCGCCGGCAGCAGGCGCTCCGCAGCGCTGTCACCACGAAGCATCGCAAACAGCAGCCGCAGGGGCTTCAGCTCCGGGTCCGGGTCCGGGTTCGCGCTGAGCCGCTTCGCCAGCGACTTCACGTCTCGCACGCCCATCGACCTCGCCTCGGCCTCGGGCGAGTCACCAGCGAGGAAGGCCTCGACGGCTCGCTGCCGGGCCTTGGGGGGCAGGCGCTCCGTCGCCTGGAGCGCCTCCTCTTGCCGCTTGGGGAGCTCGCGCGCCAGCCGGTACGCCAGCGAGAGCGTGATCTTGGTCCCCAGCTCGTCGCGCGCCCGCTGGCAGAGCCCGTCAAGAGAACGGATGTTCGCCAGCGTCTGGGTCGTGACCCCCATCATTGCCGCGATGGCGACGAGCGGCATCTGGCGCTCGAGCTGCTGGATCCCGGCCAACTGCCGCAGCGCATCCTCCGGGCATCGGTGGTAGTTGCTGCCGTTCTTGATCTGCATCACGCGCACCGGATCCCGGACGCAGATGCAGGACAGCGTCTCGATCAGCACGGGCGGCTCGTCGTTGCTTGCGGCGGACAGGCGACGCAGGTTGACCGCGCGCGCTCCCCGGCTCCGGCGTCGCCCGTCGACGAGGAGCGCCGCGCCGCGCTCCTCGGTGAAGTAAACCGCCTGCATCACCCCGCCCACGGCCTCGATCCCCTCGACCAGGACCGCAAACTCTTTTGGGTTCGGGTCAGTCTTCTCGTGCCCGCGGGCGTCGTACAGCCGGTGTGACTCGTCCTGCACGATCTGGAGGTGGTAGGGCGAGAGCTCGTAGCGGCCCCCGTCGGTCCACTTGCCCGCGGTCTCGACGCCCAGATCGTCCCACAGCGCCTGCGCGATGTTTCGCCAGGTGGGCTTCTTGGGATGGGTGAACGAGCCCTGAACCCGCTTCAGGTATGAGCGAGCGAGGGCCGCCTCGAAGCCCAGCTCGTCGAGCTGCACCACGCCTTGGTCGGCCGCCTCCTGGGCCGCCGCCGCGGCGGCCCACTTCCACCCGCGCAACGCCTTGGAGGCTGACGGACGGGCCGGGGGCTTCTTCGCAGTCCACGCGCGGCGATGCGGTGCAGGCAAACGGACCTCGACCGGCACCGGCACGGGCACCGCGACCTCCACCGGCACCGACACCGCCGGAGGTTTCTTCGCGGTCGCCGGAGGCTTCTTCGCAGTCGCCTTGCTTGAGGTCTTCTTCGCTGTCGTTTTGCTCGCCATGTTCTGCTCCTCGTTGTCGTGCTCGATGAGTTTCGCCATTCGAGAGGCGGCTCGGGCAATGCCCGCGCTCACTCGGCGCCTCCGGCCGCCTGCTCGCGGGCTTGTCGTTGCTCTGATGCTCGCTGCTCGCGCCACCAGGCGCGGACGGAGCGGGTGAAAAGTCGCGGCCGCCCGAGCTGCTCGAGCTTCCGGCATTGCTGCGCGAGGAGATGCGGCAGGCGGCGCAACTGCTGCCATTCGTGCAGAGCGCGGTGCAGTTGGCTCTCGCTGATCAGGAGCTGGGCCTCCAGAGCCTGGACCCGCTCTCTGGCCTGAGACAATGTCTGTATGGGGCGCGTCAAAACGGCCTCCTGGCTGCCATGAAGGCGGAGAACCGGGGCTCGGGCCGCGTCAGGAGCGTGATGTATCCGGGCCCGTTGTAGACCGCCTCTCCGTGCTGATGGATGGTCTCTGGGCACAGCTCGGCGATGATCTTGTGAGCGCGCCCCTGCTGCTTGAGCAGCCAGGCGACGGCCTCAGCGTACTCATGGACGGGGTCGAAGCATGGCGCCGAGCGCAGGGTATCGACCCGGCCGAACACGCCTTCTGCGAACTCCGCGACGACCGAGTAAGCGCCGGTACCGACGCGCTCGTATGCCGAATAGACGTGCGCGCCGGCCTCGACGACCTGGCGGACGACGAGCAGTCTGCGGTCGCCCGACCAGACCCGTTCCTCGCGGCCTTGGAAGTCGCGTTCGGCGGTCATCGTGTCCTCCGCTCGGCGAGCACCTGCCGCCGCTTCTCCGGGTCGCGCAGGCCCTCGTACGGCAGCGTCACGAACCCAGGGAAGGCCAGCTCGCCGCCGAGCTGCTGGAGCGCCTCGAGGTCGGGCTGGACCCCGTGCTCGCGCAGCCGCTCGCGCAGCCGCTCCCACCGCTCGCCCGCCGGCTTCTGTCCGGCCCGCGACGCACACACGAATGCGCGGAGCACGTCGCGCGAATAGTTCAGGGTCACCACGCTGACGCGATGCGCCTGCGATCGGATGTGCAGCAGCTGGTCGGCCGCCTCAGCGAGGGCGGCCCGCTGGTCGGCCGACCCCCCGGGGCGCGCGAGGTCGTCGAGCACCAGCGCAGGCGCATCGAGCAGCCGCTGGCGACTGCCCCCGAGCCACGCGTCCAGCAGGCGCTCGGCGTCGATCCACACGCCGCCGCAATGCCGCAGCACGAGGCCGCCCGCGGTGCTCTTCCCGGCGTCCCCAGGGCCGCTCAGGAACACCAGGCACCGCGGGCCACCGAGGGCCGCGGTGGCCACCAGCGACGCCGTGAGCACCAGCGGGGACCGCAGGGCCAGCCGGATCTGCGCCGGCACCTGGGCGAGCTGCAGCACCTGGGCCCGCCGCGCCGACCGTCGCTCCCGTCGCGTCCGCAAGAGCTGCAGCGCCTGTGCACTGGCCAGCCTCCGGGCGGCGCATGTGCGCCGGCGGGCCACGGCGAAGGCCACGTCGTCAAGCAGCGCCCGGAATGGCGCTCCGTTCAGAATGTCGCTCGCATGGTGCATTGGGTTCTCCAGGTCAGAAGTCATCGGCGGCGGGGCTGGCGAGGGCTTGCGACGACGGCGGCGCCCGAGCGCGCTCGTCGGTCCCGAGCGCCAGGGTGTCGAGGCGTCGCACGACCCCCCGGAGCGTCAGCGTCGAGCGCTCGTCGCGGCCCTCGGTCAGGGCCTGGCGCACGTCGTCAACATGGCGCCGCACAAGCGCAGGCAGCAGGGCGAGCGCGTCACGGTCGCGGAGGCGTTGCACCGCTCGCCGGACCTCGGTCGCGCTGGGCGGCAGTGCGGGACACCCGAGCTGCTCTCGCCCGGATGCCAGGATCTCGAGCGCCTCTGGGACCTCAGGGTGCGCCCGCTCGTCGTCCGCAATCAAAACACGATCAGGAACCCTGGATCCTTCGTTCCCCCCCCTGGGGGGTAAGGGGGGATCTAGATCTAGATCGATCGGATCTAGATCTAGATCAGGGCCGGGGAGGGCCGCGGGGGCCCCCGGGAGGGGCCCCGCGGGGGCCATCGACGACGTATCGAGGGCGTGGGGGGGCCTCGCAGGGGCCTGTCGGCGGCAACGGGCGGCGAGGGCGCGCCAGTCCTCCGCGCGAGCCGGGCAGAGCTCGGCGAACTCTTCGGCGTGCCGGGCCATCACTTCGCAGCGGGGTAACTCGCGCGCGACACGGAGCCAGCCGCCGATCGTCGCGCCCGACTTGGCCGGGATCTCGAAGTCGTCGAGGGCTACGCCGACCAGGCGGATCACGCGGGCCTGGAGATCGAACTCGACGGCGCCGCGCGTCGCCATCTCCTCGATCGCGGCCAGCGTCGCCTCGGGCGACTCGCCGATATGCTCCGCGATCGTGGCGAGGCCGCCACGCACGAGCCCAGGCAGGCGCGTGGCCAGCTCGGAGACCAGGAAGTGCGCCCACAGGTGGCGCGCCAGCAGCGAGGCGCCGCGCAGGCGCTCGTCGGAGGGCCGGACGGGGCTGACGGTGTGGTACCAGCTCACGACTGGCCCCCGATCGCCAGCTTCGGCCAGAAGACCTCCGGGAGCGGGGACGCCTCGGGCTCGGTGCCCGGACGCACGTTCCACTCCATGCTCGCGGAGGGCAGCCGCGGCAGCTGCCGCTTGAGCCACTCCCCGGGCACGAAGCGCGCACCCTTGCGCCACAGCAGCCACTTCGCGCCGGTCATGTCCGTTCCGTAGTCCTCGCCGTTGGGCTTCTTCCCGGCGAGATAGTGGGGGCGGCCGCCGATCTCCAGCTCGACGAGCGGCGGGCAGCGGTAGAGGAAGTCCGAGGCGTCAACGGATCGACCCCAGTCGCCGCGCACGTGAAACAGGACATAGCCGCCAGGGCGGACGATGCGGAGCGCGAGTTGCAGCTTGAGCAGCGTCCGGGTGAATGCCGGGTTGCTCATGACGAGGTGCGGGCGGAGGTCTCTCAGCTCGCGCTCGACCGCGAAGACGTCGCGCTCGATCCAGCGATCGTAATGACGGGCCGCAGGGCGCTCGTCGGTGCGGATCTCGACCCCCACGACGTAGGCGCTGGGGTCGATGATCTTGGCCCGCTGGGCGAAGACGCCAGACGCGGCGCCGATGTCGACGAGCAGGGGCTTGGCGGGCAGGCCCGGGATCACCGTGCGCAGGCCTTGCTCGCACGGCCAGCCCGCGAGGAAGTAGGCCTCGTAGAGGTCCCATTCGGCGGGGCGGGGGATAAGGAGGCTCATGAGTAGGACCCAAAAGTGTTTGTTGTCCGCACTCACTCCCACCAGGGCGCGCCGTCGAGGCTGGGGAAGGTGCGGGCCAATGCGGCGAGGCGGGGTCGTTCGGTGGCCATTACGTAGTCTCCTTACGGCGCGGGTCCAGCAAGCCGGCGGCACACGCCGCGAGCATGACGGAGAAGAGGAAGATCATCGGCGTGGTGAACGGGTCGATCAGGGCCCCATAGGCCACGAAGGCGCCCGCGAAACCGACCACCGCGAAGCACAGTCGCAGATACCACGCGGCGGAGAATCCCTGCCCGTAGCGTCGCCAGGCGACGATCAGCGGGGCGAGGAAGCCAACACCGGCGAGCTCGATGCAGTCCAATGCTCGACGGTCTCGCATCTCGAACACATGGCTATTGAACGAGAGGATCAGGGCGAGCGCGAGGACGGTAAACAGGTACGCGAGGAGCAAACGGAGTCGAGAAACCTTCATTGCGTAGTCTCCTTATTGAGGCGCGCCACGGCCTCGGCCTCGAGCGTGACGTTGACGCGCGTAACATCGGCGCGACGGAGCGCCGGCAGGGGCGCCTGCATGGAACCCGTGTCACCCCATCTGACGACGAGCACGCGCTCCAAAAAGTGCCGTGCACGCATCTCGAGGGCCGTGGCGGCAGACGGCCAGCCGGCGACATCGGCGGCCTCCGCGAGGGACGTCCGCCACCGCCGCCAATCGTCGTCAGACGGCGCGGCGCAGTTGAGCACGCGAAAGAGCATCGGCGTCAGATCGAGCAGTTGCTGCGCGAGGTCGATCTGCGTCTGCGCGAGGGCGCCATGTCCTGCACGGAGGTCCCGCTCGGCCTCGGCGAGGAACAGCCGCGCGAAGCTCAGGAGCTCGTGGTAGGTCTGATCGGTGGCGGTCTTGGCGGTCATCGCTTCGCCCTCCTCGCCTGCTCGTCCGTCAGCAGCTGCTCGAGCTCGCGGGCCCGCTGCCGGAAGATCTCGAGCTGTTCGTCGTCGAGCTTGTCGAGCTCGGGGCCTCGCCAGCCGACCCCGCCGTCGTCCAACACCGTCACCACGGCGCAGGTGGGCCCCGCGTCGGTGGCGACGAGGGCGCTCGGTCGACCGTCGAGTATGCGGCGCCGGAGCAGACAGAAGCCCTCGATCGGGCCCAGCGTGACGTGCATGGGCCACACTTCGGGCAGGGCGTCCGCGCCGGTGAACACCCGGAGCTCGGGCGCCAGCGCCTCGGCGACCTCGGCGACCCGGTCGATCGCCTCCGCCAGGTCGAGGTCGACGCAAGCGCCGACGAGGGCGGGCGTGTGGAGCTCGCGCTGGTGCTGCAGCTTGGCGACGAGAAGGAGGAGCGCGCTGGCGATCACCTCGGACGGCACGAAATCCCGAACGTCACGGGCCATCGGACACCTCCACTTCAATCTCGGGGTCGACGTGCCCCTCCGCGAGCAGCCGGTTGAGGTTGGCGATCATGTCGAGCTTCTGCTGCTCGCTCATTCGAGGCCGGCGGCGGCGGCGGGGCATATCGCGGGTCGGCGCTGACGCCAGCCGCAGCGCCAGCGAGGCCGAGAGGTCGCGGCCCGTCATCAGCTCGACGCCATCCGCACGGCTGCAAGACGGGCAGAGGGGCGCCTCTCGCAGCGCCAGCAGGACCCGTGCCGGGCGGCCGCAAGCGGAGCAGCACGGCAACGCGACCGACAACAGTTGCGGTCGCGGGCTCATTGGGCCACCTGCCTTGCGACCGCATCACGGGCCATCTGCACGCGGCGGGCAGCGGTGAACATGCCCGGGAAGACGAGCATTCCGTTCGCGTAGACCTTCTTGGTCGTGGCGATGCTGCGGTGTCCGATCGCGGCCGAGACGTCGTCCCAGCTCGCGCCCTCGGCCATGGCGGTCCATACCCAGCCGTGACGGAGATCGTGGGGGTTGGCTCCGCGGATGCCCGCGAGCCCGCACGCGATGTGAAACGTCTCCCAGACCGCATTCGGGCCGATGTGGCTCGCGCTCGAGGTCGAGGGAAACAGCCAGGGTGACTGGCCCGCCAGGTGCTCGAGCTGCTTGCCGACCAGCTCGACGGCATCGCTGGCGAGCGGCACGGCGCTCGGGCCTGTCTTGGTGCTCTCGAGCAGGATGACCCGAGCACGCATCCGCACGGCATGCACGGGGATCGAGCAGATCTCAGAGAGGCGACGACCGGTCAGCTCGAGCAGGCGCAGCGCCTTGATGGAGCTGAGGAGCCCGAGGAGGCGACGCGGCTCGGTGTCACGACCGAAGGCCCTGGCGCAGCGCTGGCGCTCCAGCGCAGCAAGGCCGATTCGCCATTGCACGACCTCCTCGGCCGTGAGCGGGCGAGCGGGTTGCGCTCGGTGATAGATATCCAGGCGGGAAGCCGGGTTTGAGGTCACCAGCCCGCGACGACGCGCGTATCCGAAGGCCGCGGAGGCCGTACGGTAGGCAGCGTGTGCCCGCGCGCTCGTTTGCGTCTCGCACAGCGTCTCGTGCCAGGCGACGATCTCGGGTGGTGAGATCTCGCCGACGGGGCGCGAGGCGAGCACGCCGAAGAGCTTCAGATCGCGGCGGTAGCAGTCGAGCGTGTGTGAATCGCGCTGCTGTTGGCGGACCCGGTGGCTGAAGTGCGCCAGCCACGCGTCGGCGACGGTGAGGAGGGGGGTCGAGCGGTCGAGGGGCGGTTGCGGTGCCATCGGCCGAATGTCGGCCGGACGGCACTCAGCGTTGCTTTTCGCGGGGGTGTGTGGCGACGCGCGCTTTTGGTCCAAGTCTAGGATAGGGCGACTTGGACCATTTCCGCGCATCGGGGGCGTTGAAAATGGATGCATCGAAGTCCTGTCTGTTTTGTGATGGCCACCTGGCGGGTGGCCTTTGTTAGGGATCGCTGAGCTCGCTTGTAGAGTCAACAACAATCGTGCTACACCGAGGCGGTCGGCTTGGGGTTCGTTCCTGTCCCCCAAGCGGCAAACTCTGCCTGGATTCTGGCGGAACCAGGCGGGCGCTGAGGACCCCCGGAGAATCTCCGGGGGTCTTCGCGTTTCAGTGTCGGCTCCATGAACGGACTGGCGAGGGTGTCTATTCTGTCGGGCCCAAAATAATTTTGGGTCGACCCAAAAACGTTTTAGGTCGGGCACCGCCGA